GGTGAGGACTATGGACGTTCAAGAGTCGAAGAGTTTCTTGGTGATCTTAAATCATTAGAAGCATTGATGCAAGCTCTTGTTGAAGGTAGTGCAGCTGCAGCTAAAGTTATTTTCACTGTGTCTCCTAGTTCTATAACTAAGCCACAGTCATTAGCACAAGCTGGTAACGGTGCTATCATACAAGGTAGACCAGATGATGTAGGTGTAGTACAAGTAGGTAAAACTGCTGACTTCCAAACTGCATTTCAATTAGCAAATGTTTTAGAAAAAAGATTATCAGAAGCTTTTCTTATACTTAATGTTAGACAGTCAGAAAGGACTACTGCAGAAGAAGTCCGTATGACTCAAATGGAATTAGAACAACAGTTGGGAGGGCTTTTCAGCTTACTCACGACTGAGTTTTTAGTACCATATTTGAATAGAAAAATGCATACTCTTACTAAATCTAAAACGATACCTTCTATACCTAAGACTTTAATGAAACCTACTATTGTAGCAGGTATTAATGCTTTAGGTAGAGGTCAAGATAGAGATGCACTTGTACAATTTGTCACAACCATTGCACAGACAATGGGGCCACAAGCTTTGGCTCAATACATTAAACCTGATGAAGCTATCAAACGATTAGCTGCAGCACAGGGTATTGATATACTCAACCTAGTTAAGACTATGGAAGAGATGAAACAAGAACAAGAACAAGCAGCTGCAATGCAACAGCAACAATCATTAATGGATCAAGCTGGTCAACTAGCTGGTACTCCTCTTATGGACCCATCTAAAAACCCTGAAGCTCTTGATGCTGTTAATGCATTAGTTGGTGGACAAGAGCCACAACAAGAAACCGCAACACCACAACCAGTATAACTATGGGAGAAACAATTACATATGATGCCGCTACTGATACGGTATCAACTGAAGGTTCACTGACTGCAGACGAGCAAGACTCTCTGCAAGTTGGTGAGCAAATGATAGCAGATCAAGAAGGTTTGCTTGCTGGAAAATATAAATCACCACAAGAGTTAGAGAAAGCTTACCTTGAATTACAAAAGAAACAAGGTGAGGAATCTAGTTTAGGAAAACTAGATAAAGAAACTACAGAAGAAACCGCAGAACCAGATCAAATAGATCCTGCTTCTTTTTATACTGAAGATGGTAGTGTCAACTATGAAACTGCTGGTGAACTTTATGGCGAACAGATCACTAAACAATTCTCAGATAATGGAATAGATCCATTTAAAATGAATGAGTATTTCATGGAGAACAATGGTACTCTAAGTGATGAGATGTACACTGAGCTTAACAACGCTGGTTTTAACAAATCTATGGTTGATTCATACCTTTCAGGTGTGCGTAGTGAAGTGGGTTATGAAGCAGCACAAGTTACAGAAGCTCCTGTATTATCAGATACAGAGGTAGCAGAAGTACATTCTATAGCTGGTGGTAAACAAGGTTATGAACAATTAATGGCATGGGCTAGTGATAACATATCGGATGCTGACGCTAAAAACTTTGATGAAGTTGTTGAGTCAGGAAACAAAGCAGCAGTCACCTTCGCAGTAAAAGCACTGTTTGGACAATACGAAGATGCAGTTGGACGTGATTCTAACTTAGTAACAGGTAAGGCTGCACCAGCTGATGTCTATAAAAGCATGGCACAAGTTGTTTCAGACATGAACGACCCACGCTATGATAGAGATGAAGCATATCGTGATGAAGTTCAATCAAAATTACAACGATCTAATCTGAGAGTATAACTATGACAGAATATGATAAGCGAATGAAGAACGCTGGTGGTAGCGTACGGCAAGGTGGAGATCTAGATCTTCTGAAAGATTCTGTGAAATACCATCCTATTAATCTAAAGAAAGCTAAAGGTAAAGGTAAAGTTAATAGTGTAAATGCATAGTGATACGTGGCGACCTGACAGTTCATCCTCGCCTCGGTTCACTTACACTTTTAATAATGAACGATACAGAAGTGATCGCTCTTCAACCCCCTATTGAATATACAATGAACGAGAACGCAGAAGTACAAAATGGCCGTTGGGCTATGATTGGAATTATCTCCGCATTAGGAGCTTATGCAACTACAGGTCAAATTATCCCAGGAATTTTTTAAATGAAAAAAATCTTTGCTGTAACAGCAGCATCACTATTATCTACTCCCGCATTTGCTGGAGTTTATTTGAACACAGAAGTCAACAACGGCTACACTGGTTCTGATTATGACGGAAGAACTGTAGACCTACACGTAGGTTACGAAGGTTCTTCAGGTAAACTTGACTACTACATTCAAGGCGGTCCAGCTGTAACAGCAGTCGCTGATGTAGATGGTACAGAAACAGAATTCTCTGGCAAAGCAGGTGGTACATGGAATGTAACACAGAAGCTTGGCATCTATGGAGAGTTCTCAGGCATCTCAAAGAAAGATGTGGACAACTCTTATGGTTCTAAACTAGGACTTAAATTTTCTTTTTAATTAAATGACTACAGCCACACTAACAAAACCCAACAGTAACTGGGATAGTTTATGTGACTGGGTTACGAGCACAGATAACCGCCTCTACGTGGGGTGGTTTGGTGTGCTAATGATCCCTGCACTATTAACAGCAACTACTGCATTTATTATAGCTTTCATAGCTGCTCCTCCAGTTGACATTGACGGTATCCGTGAACCTGTATCAGGAGCTTTACTCTATGGAAACAACATCATATCGGGAGCGATTGTCCCGTCAAGCAACGCAATCGGTCTT